GAATCCACACCAACACCGGCAACAGCCGCACAAATTTGGATTTGATTCCCGATGACGGGCCGAAACCCAGGCGGGAATTGGCACAAGTTAACTTGTCCCGCAACGCCCGGGGGAATGGCAGTCATTCGGTTAAGGAATCCGGTAATTTGTAGGACGGCGCCACCGTGTAAAAGCCGATAGTTCAAGGTTTGCGCCGCCGACCAGCCGGCGCCGGTCACTGGAATTGTTTGAATCGGCCCGGCGGCCGCTAAGGCGTCAACGTAAAATTTAGTGGTCGCGTGAAGAGGGGAACTTGGTCCGCCAGCATCCAAAGTAAGGTTACGCGCCCGGATATCGATTGGGGTTTCGCTCGTGCCGGCTTGGAACATTAATTCGTCCGCGAAATCGTTTAAAGCAATTTTGCCGATATGAAATCCACCGTTTTGCACCTCGTTATTGTTCATGAACACAATTGCGACGGTGCCCGGGGTCGGACTTTGATTCATACCCTTGGCAGCATGTATCAAAAGAAGATGTTGCTGATTATAGAAGTTCGCCGGGCCGGCCGGCCGAACCACCTCAACCCGCCCGTTATCAAGCAGTACATGAGCACTATCCATTACCAGGTTGCCGGTCATGCTATCCCCGGACTTATTGACAACCGCCACCCAAGCCTCATCACCGCCGCGCCGGCCGTGCGTTAGTGTAGCGCTCGGCCCCGTTCCCGGCGCCTCGGGAATACCAGGCGGAACGCGATCCCAGGCCGCACTACGTCGGCCGTAGAGCTCGCCATCTTCAGGCGCCTCACCAATCCCACCGCCTGGCGGCAATGTGCCGGCACCGTAACGTTGATTGGTGTTCAAGCAATAGGTCAAGCCGGTGCCCTCGGCCATTAAAGAGAGTTGCAAAGCCCGCGGCGCGCTCGCGCTATCGGTGAATGAATAGCCGGCCTCGAGCTTGGTTGCTTGCACCTCACCGGGTGCCGCATCAACCCCGGGCGTGTAGCTAAACCAGAGGGTGCCCGGGCCGTAATTGAGAATCGACCACTCGGCCCCTTGCGTAAACCATTCCATTATTTCGGAAGCGCCGGCGGCCAGTTGGCGGGTATTTTGGCGATTAGCTTGCATGATCAGATTTCCGGTAAAGTTTCGGCTCCTTCTTCTTCTTCAAGTGCACCGCCCGGCCGGAAGAGACAACCATCTGCGCTAACTGCCGCCGCATTGGCTGGCGTATTAGTAGTTACATAAGACAACGGTGGCGCTCCGGAATTTTGTAATGACGAAAGGATGTTTAAAAAAACATCTTGAACCGGTGTATTTACGCTAATGAATGATTGGTCACCATAGAAACTCGCATGGGAAGCATTTTGAGAAATGCCACCTTGGGCATTGTAGAAACTTTCGGTTCCGGAAAAAGTCAAGGAAGCGCCCGAGGTAAGGAAAAGACCAGCGCCAGCGTTTCCACAAGTTCGGGTTGAACTAATGACCAAAGCAGAACCGAGAAGCCACAAACCGCGCCGCAAATTGATATTAATAAATGAATTGACTATCTCGCCATCAGCCAAAAAATACGCGCCATCCGAATTCCGACTACTGTAACAATTATCTAGCCGCAAATAACCAGAGCCGCTATTGATGAATCCTTGACTAACATTGCTCGGATCGGTCCATGCAGAAACGCCGACTTGACGAAATTGAGCGACGCCGACGCTATTATTTATTCCGTTAATGATGGTTGTGCCGCTTGCGGTCCCGACCACCGCAAAATTGGCTAGTAACAATAGACCATTGCCGCGAATTGAAATGCCGCGAATCCCTGGGCCGAATGTTAAAACGCTTGTGAGCGGGAAAACATTTCCGGTTACTCCGGTGAAAGCCAACCAACCGGCGCGACCGGTTGCATATTCAAGTTCGGTATTACTTGGCCGAGCAGTAATCTGCCAAACACCGCTAGCCGTGGCACCTTGCGCATTGGCGGTGACAAGGCTAAGTTGTACCCCGATAAAATCGCCAACCGCTAATCCATCGAAAGCGCCCGCGGCACCAGTTAATCTAATGACGCCGCCGCTAGGGTTAGTAACCGAAGCGACCGCGCGCGTTGTGCCAAGTGTCCCGATGATTTGGATTCGATCACTGTTCGGATGAGTAATTGTGATGGGACTAGCAGAAAGATAAACGCCGGAATCAACATGAATAGTGGCAGTTCGTTCCGGTGGAATACTGATTGGTGTTAAATAATCGAGGGCATTTGGAATACTGGAAAAGTTAGGGAATACATCGAGATTGCCGAGCGCCACATATAAATCGAGATCAATTGCCAAAACTCTTTGGGCGATTTCAACCGAAAATGGATCAAGCGGGTTCTCCGTTAGTTCAATCCCGAAACCGGCTACAGCTCGTTTGAACCTGAGGGTGTTCCCAATCTTTTCTCTAAACCAGCCAGGCCCCACGGTTTCAGCACCGATATTCTCAACCAGGATATCGCCACTTGTGCCAATAACCACCGTGACATTGGGCGCCCGATCGATCACCACTTTGACCTTGAAAGCGTGAATGGATTCCACCGCCGGGTCGACATTATCCGCACCCGTCGCCAAGACGTTGGCCACCGAATAGAGCCGGTCGGGCTCGGCCCCGATATGAGCCATAACCCCGAGCTCGCACAGCTCGAAAGCGTTCGGCGCCTGGCTCGAATTAAAGGCCGCATCAACTAACAAAATTCCGTCACCCTGGTCGACTTGCTGAATGATCCCGATATTCATTTCGGGACTAAAGAGCTCGGTCCTCGGCCAAAGGTCGGCCGGCGCGTTCGCCCGACCACTCCCGATGACCACGCCGGTAATCGTCAGGTTCTCGCCGGCATTGGCTCGGCCTAACATGTCGCGGCCGGCGTTCGTAAATTCTTGGCGGTTAATGCTCATAAATTCCAAGGCGGCGGCGGCGCCTCGCTCGTGACATATTTCCAGGTTAAACTTGCCGCGCCCCACCAAATTTCTAGATCACTTCGGCGCGCTCGGATGATTCCCTCGGACCATCGCGTTAGCGGTTTGTAAGCTTGGACAATTTGCGCAACCCGTTGCTCGGCCTCGGGATTAACTACGTCTTGGTCAATAATAATCCGGAACCGATAGCGATCGTGCCAAGTGCCGGCGCCGCCAGGATCGTCGATTGGATAGTTTGGCGGAACCGGGTTGGTTTTATATTCAAACCATTCCTGCACAACGGCCGAGCTGGGCGGGAAAAACTGATCGCAAACATCTTGAATCAATTGCACCGTGCCTTTGCGGGTGTGCCAATCTAGGCTCGCTTTAATCACCAGTTGCTTTAGTGCTACGGGTGCGGCCGCGTCATAGAAATCGACATGGAATTGCCAGGCCAACAAATCCAAAAGCTTGTGATCGGTGATTTGATCGATCGCCGGCAAAATGATCGTTTGGGAAATGTCATCGATTAGTTCCCGAAATTGCCAGTCGAGCGCTTCACAAATCGCCTGGACATTAACGTCATCCGCAATCGATGGCGGGCACGCATCAATTAATCGGCTTTCTCTGATTGGCACGCTCATTTTAGGGATCCTCGAATCCGCGGAACGTCACGACTTTTTGGTCCGGATCATTTACGGCCAACTGATTGTAGGCAAGGTCTTGATAAGCCGGGATCACCGGCACGAAAGCCCCGGGCGCCGAACCGGTCCCGGCAACTCGTTTCGCACCGGCCTGGATCACGCGCCGCACCAATTCATCGGGAATAATGTCGGCGCCGATCGCGCCGCGTTCCCATAGAATCCAATCGTCAACCGCCTGGTCAACCTTTTGCTGAATTTCGGCGATCACGATTTCGTTTTCCCGCAAGGCCCACCAATCCAACCCGATCGGATAAAGAACCTCTTGAGGCGTGAACACGCTCACGTAATCGGCCACCGGCCGCTTGTCGCGCGGATTGCAAGCCGCTAAGACCGCGGCCAAAACTTCCGGCGGCGGGATTTGGCCACCGCGCAAGAGCGGATAAAGATGCGCCTCGCCGGCGATCGCGGGCGCCGAATACACCACACATTGGATAATGTCCGGGTGTGCCCGCAAAGCCCAATAGCGATAAGCATCCTCGGGCCCGCAGGTCGAAAAGCTTTCGGGCGTTAGCCACGTTCGATATCGATAGCGATCGTCGGCCTCATCGTCAGCGCCGCCAGCGGTTTCAGAGATATTCCTAACATTGACGCCGAAAGGTTGATTCCAGTTGACCAGGGCCGAAACCTGGCCCGGGACGTAGCCGTTACCAACTCGGCCAATGGTCAAGCATTCCGCCGGGCTCGAACCGCTTTGCTCTCCCGCTGGAATGATAATCGTTTCAGTTGTCTCAAAAACCAGTTCGTTAATTGTCGAGGCTTGGGCGCCTGGCGTGATCACCGTATCAACCGTCATGGTCGCGGTTAAGGTGAATTCGAGCGTGGTCTTTGCGGCTTGCGCCGGCACCCGATCGGCCCGCGGCCCGTAGAGCGCGGCCAACTCGGTTAAGAAATCGCCGACCGAATACTTGAGCAAATTCATTTTGCACCCCTGATCGATCAAAACGCGCAATTGCACGATCAATTGGCAAACGGTCAAAATCAGCATTCGGATCGGATCGGCCGGCGCGAGGGTCTTGGCAATGTTAGTTAAGGCCAAATACGCCGTTTGATAATCGGCGATCGCCTCGGCCTTGATGAGCGCGGGATCTTTCACCGCGAACTCGACATCGGGCACGTGCGCCAGGCTCGGCGGGTAGGTAGGCTGATATATGGGCCCGTTGCTCATCAGTAGGAATAGCTCGGTTGCGATGAATAAGGGGTCCGGGTGCCATAGATCACGTTGCGGATCCCGAGCTTGATACTTGGCACCAGGCGGCCGTTTTCGGCATCGCCGGCAAAACTCACATCGAGAATCTCAACTCGGTTTTCCCAAAAATGGATCACCTCTAAAATCTCGGCTACCAAGAGTTCGGGCGCCTGGTCAATCGGTGCGTCGATTACGTTGGATTCAAAGCCCATCAGGCGCTCGAGCGGAACAGAGAATTTCGGGGTCAACATCAGCCGATAAACATTTTGCAGTATTTCGAGCTCGCCGGCGGCGCCGAAATCAATCACCGCCAGGTCGGCCATCGTGTAGGGGTAGGGTTGGCCGTTGGGATCGATAAAATTGATATCTGGCATTTTATCCCCTCATTAAAAGCGGTTCGTACTCCGTAAAGGAAAGATCGAGCTCGACTCGCAACGGTGTCCCGTCTTTAAACCATTGGGTTTGCGCTTCGTCGAGCGATCGCAAAACGAACATGCTTGCTCGCGGGCCCATGGGTTTGCCGGCTAAAAGCAAAGTCGCGGCCAAAGCGTTGCGCTCATAAAATTGCAGTTGCGAAATGATCGGTCGCGGATCGCCGCAGGCATTCGCGTCCAAACACATTTTTATATCAAGTTTGATCAACTCCGGCCCACCGTATTCGGTGCGCGGTTTGTTTAACCAAACCCCGTGATCCTCGTAACGGCCGGCCTCGCTCCGGGTCACTTCATAAAATGTCTGAAAGCGCCCAAGCACTCTGCCGAAAAGGAAACTCCCAAATATGCCGACCGTGCCCATGTTATGCGTCGTGCTTTCCGATTCGGTCCTCGTGTTCGCCATCGAGTTGCAGCATGTCGCCGTTTGCCAGAATCCGGATCCGCGGGCCGCCGCCGCCGGTTTCCAAAAGGATTTCGCCGCCGGCCCGTAAGGTAATATCGCCGGCCGATTCTAACCTAACATCGGCGGCACTCTTCACCGTGACCGGGCCCTCGGCCTCGATATTCGCCGGCCCCATGGTCTTAATGTTCACCGGTCCTTTGAAATCAACTAGGAGGTCACCGGTTGCCGGATCCACAATCACAAAAGAACCATCATCAATTTGGATCCCAACTTGATCAACGGTGATGCCATCCGGCGGCGGATTGGTCGGCGTGTAAATGGCGGCCGTGACAACCCCGTCCTCGATCGAATTGCCCAAATGATTAATGAGCACCTCTTGGCCAATCCGAAAACATGAAACCGTCCGCATCCCACCGGCGCCAGGTTGAGCGACAGGCAACCATTTGGTAATCAGGTTTTGGCGATCGGGACAAATCACGCGAACATAAACCCCGGTCTTATCTTTCTTGCGCTCAACTACGCGGCCGACTCGGTTCAAGTTTTTGACCAGGCCATCAGAATCGCGGCGCTTTCGATCGGAAAGTTGCATAAAAGATTAATAGCCTTTGCTGGCAAGCTCCCGGTGCAATGAATAACTGCTTAGGTAAGGCGGGGTTTTGTGGGTCACCTTTTCCAAAAAGTAAATCCCATCAAAGGCGCCCCAATTCTCGAGCGCGACCGTTAAACCGCTTTCAGCCGCCGGGTTTCCGATCACCTCAAATTGTGCGGTATCCCGGTGTTTGTTAGCTTCGCGCAAAGCCGCCTTAGCTTTCTTGGTG